TGCATGAGTTTTAGTTCGTTTCTGGTGTAATTTGTATTAACCCTTCCGTCTAAAATATCGTGACAATTTGAGCAGCAAAAAGCCCCATGCAGATTATGGGATTTAATCCCCATTCCTGCGCCTCCGATATGGGCTAAAACAACAGTTTCAGGATTAAAATTGCAATGGTTTGGAATACGAACTAAACACTCTTGTCCACGCGCTGATTTTCTTAATTTACTCACTCGACACCCCATGCCTCTGCATCTCGTTTTGAAACCGGAATTTTTACATTCCGTTCAGCCGCGAACCACAATAGAAATTCTATCCACTCCGGCCATTCTTCTCGTTTAAATTCCCGTGTTCTCAATCCAAGCATCACAAGTCCGCCACTAACCCCCATTGCAACTCTTGGAACTTCTTGGCGATATGCAGCGGTTAAAATTATTTTAAATTCTTCGGCTGTAAGCTGTGACTGCACTCCGTTCACAGGCCACATTACCTGGGCAGCAATCGCGTTCAGGATAGGCCATTGAGCACGATTCCCAGCCAGCGTTCGGGTTTCGGGTTTTATCTCAACCTGCCATTTTTTTTCTTTTGGTAAATCAGCTATAAATGCACATGCTTTTCTGTTATCGAGTTCGTTGTTGATGGTAAATGTGGTTTTGCTCACAGCCCCGCCCTCCATTTATTCTCAAGCGCACACCTAGGTCCGTGTAATTTGCTTGTTCTGCCATGTCCGCACACTGGACACTTGCCTTTCACTTCCAGGATCATAGTTAAAGGGGCGCGTTGTTTTTCAGTTTGTAGAGCTAGGGCGCTGTCGTTTCGGTATGTGTTTCTCATGCTGCTACCCCATCGCATGGGCTTTCATTAATCCATTCGCCTGATTTGTCTAAAAATATGTAGGGTTTTTCGTAGTCGTGAAACGTGGCCGTAACATTTATTTTTGACGCTCCATGATGATTAAGTGATTCAACAACTGAATTTATTGTGTTAACGCTTGGCCCTTCTCCCCACTCGATCAAACATAAGCAATCCTTAACAGGCCATGTTAGTTCGTGTGGAAATTGGTCATGACGAAGGACTAACGCACTAAATGCAGCGTGTTTGTTCCATGCCTCGGCTCGTTTCATTGATTCTCCACCCACACAGATAATCACTAAATCGGGCTTGTTGTTCCATTTGATACGCTTTTCTAAACTTAATCCAAAAACAGGTAGTTTCTTCATGCTGACACCCTATTTTTCATGCCTTTTGCATAGCGCATATTCAAATTAGTTATTTTTCTTGATATGGCGTCTGATACCGGAACCAAAATTGATTTTTCAAATGTCATGCCGGCTTCTGGATCAAGTCCGGTAATGCCTTTGTATAAATGCTTTGAACGTGCTTTTTGATTGATTGGCGTACTATGCAATTTAGAATGACTACAGCATTGATTCCAAATATCAGTTTTTTTCATTACAGGGGAATTTTTAGACTTTCCAATTTGTATTTCTTCAAGACTTCCAGCGACTGCAATAACCTGATTAACTCTTGCTCGCGTATATCCGCAATGGGTGCATGTGTCGCCTCGTGTTTCCCATAATCCACCGCATTTAGGACATTTAGCCGCCTCTTTTTCGGTTTGAGTGGGTTCTTTTTTTGGTTTTTCTGCCCCATCATCTAAAGCATGTACCCCATTTTCAAAAAGATCATCCCATTGATCTCTAAACCTTAAAAAATTACCTGAATGATCTAACCAAATCGCCGCCGTTTTTTCCCCGTGAGGTCTCATGATCCGACCTAGCTGTTGAACATGGCTAGAAAATGACTTTGAAAACGGCCTGGCTGATATCCCTATCATTACGTCAGCACAGTTGTGCACTAGAAGTCCATTGCAAGTGAAGCTATTTCTTGGTCCGGCGTTGAGAATGTCCCATACACGCCCTTTGGCTTGTCCGACTTCTTGTTGTATCTTTCTATTATCATTTCCGGCGTGAAACCCATTGAAAACAGATTCCTGAACGTCTTGTCTGCATACTTTATTTCCGGGTGATCTATTTTGAACTTGTGCATCATTGATACCCATCCCCCTCTTCGAGTATTGCAATTCTGCAACTGCCGACTTGCCCACCTTAAATTCCCGTCCTCGTAGTGACCATTGTTTTTTATTCTGTCTATCTGCGTGCTTTTGCTCTGCTTTACTATTCCTAGGTTTTGCGCTATCCAGTCCGCGCATTCTCTTGGAGTATTGAATCTGAACTCTATCCCACGCCCCCCATAATTTTTGTAATGCTTGTTTGAAGGATTTTGACAACGCTGCCTCATGTTTTCGCACCGTCTTACTATCCAGATAGGCGTTTTTTCCTTGCTCACGCAACTCTTGCATCCTGCAAACTTCTCGTTGATTAAAACATTTCTTATGATGTTTAATTTTTCTCCACAATCTACGCACTCGCATTGATAATAAAGAACGCTTGACCACTTCTTTTTCCCCGGTTTTCTTATTAATTCCGGTGAAATAATTTTCATGCTCTTGAATTGCTTCCCTACCATTTCCGGTTGTAATGATTTCAATTTGTTTTTCGGCGCAAACCCCAAAGGGTAGCCAGCCTTCTGCTGTTTTGACTCTATGATCTCTGGTTGCTGTAAGTCCGCAGTAAGTAATAACATCTTTTTCTCCACGATAAATAGCGCCGCCGTGATTGACATATTCGCGCCCATCCCATACTTTATCATTTAACGAAAGTTTGTCAATAGGTATTAATCCATTATTTGTATTTATTAAGCTTCCCTCCAGTATGCAGTCAAAACCCTTTGTCAAAATATCTGTTGCTATCAACCCATGAATTGAGCTGTCAGGGCGTGAAAATTCTTTTAAAACTGCTTCTTTTTCTTCATCCGTATCTTTGTAACTGATTGATACAAAGTTGTAGCCTGCTTCTTTAAATTTTAAAGATAAATCTTGCCCATGCGCTACACCCGCACAAAAAACGATTGTTTTCTTAGGTCCATTGAATATTTCATAGGTTTTTTTAATCCATTCCTGAACAATATCGCCCGTGATTTTAATGCCTCGCTCAGTAACATCATCAGATGACCATTCGCCCATTTTCTTTTTTGCGCCGTCCATATCAATTTCTTTGGCGATAAAGACACGAAGGGGTGCAAGGCTGCCATTTTCCACTAACTCTTTAGTCGTCGATTTACTTATAACGTTGGTATAAATTGCCCCTAATCCTTTGGTGAATGGGCTTGCAGATAATCCAATGACTCTAATCTCAGGACGGTTTTTAATTAGCTCTCTGATTGATTCGCGTGAATTATGTGCCTCGTCAATGATAAGAAGATTCATACCTGGGAAAGATTCCCGTTTTTCTAAAGTTTGAGCTGAACATATTTGTATGTGGCTTTCTGGATTATATCTCCAGTGACCAGCCATCATGACGCCGTGATCTATATCGTATTTATCAAGTCGTTGGCTAGTTTGATCTACCAATACCCGTCTATCCATAACCATAGCTCCCTTATTTCCAGCTACTGAGGTTTTATCAAGCATTGAAATAGCTATTTCTGTTTTGCCGCCGCCTGTTGGCAGATAAAGCATTTGTGCTCTATGACCTGCTCTAAACCCTGCGCGTACAGCATCAATAGTATCATGCTGATAATCTCGAAGCGATAAACTAGCCATTGTTCACCTCCAAGAATTTTTTGATTCTTTTCTCTAGGCTTTGAATTTGTCTAGTTTGCGCCGCTATGGTGTTCATTTTTTGGTCAATGGATGACTCAAGCGAGGTGTTCAATATTTTCAATATTCTTATTTCTTCAAGCGCGGCTGCCAATTTGTCATCAGCGCCCATAACCTTTACTAAATAGTCATTTTCTTTTTGCAGTTTGGCATTAACAGAAAATACTTCCTCGACAATGTTATCCAGCTCTTGTTCTTGGGTAATGTATTCTTCGGTATCTTTGTCTGTGACCGGATCATAAACAGGCACTTCTTTCACGATCTCAACAAATTCGCCTTCTAAAATTTCCGGCTCAACATTTCTTGATGCTAATTCTGCTAATTTTCGTTCACGTTCGGCTTTTGCTTCGGCTTGTTTTTGCTCTTCAATAGCGGCCAATTCTTCGGCGCGTTTAAATTGTTCTTCGGTAGAATCAGATATTGCCAAAGTAATTCCATTTATTGACGACTCCCCTTTAAAATATTCCAAAACAAGGAATTTATGAGAAGCAATTTGCATTATTTTTTGAGCCTGGCGACTATCAAAAGCGAACTCGGAGTGCGCTTTTATAAACTTTTCCCAGTGACCATGCGGCACTAATTTTTTCGCTTCAATCAGTTTTTCGCCTAACACGATGACTGATTGAACATAACTTTTTTTGGTGTTTTCCATCTTGTCAAAAGCCTTGTTTATTCCTAAAACAAGTTGCTTTTCATTTGGAATTAAATCTTTGCTCATGTTATACTTTTCCTCGTTGATTTATTTCAATAAAGCCCGCTTTTACTTTCACGGTTCAGCGGGTTTTTCTGTTTCTAGCATTTACTTCTTTGTGTGGCGTAACATGTTCCCTACACATCCACTTTAAAAATGGCTCTAGGTTTTCCACGTTAACTACATACCAGCATGATTTGATTCCATCCCATTTAGCACCAAGTTTTTTGGCTTCGTCTTTTTGTGAAAACGGTACTATCAAGTCTATTCTCATATCAGCATCTTGTTCCCGGTGAGGTGAGCCGGCAAAAGAACCCCTTCCCAAACAGTTTGGGAGAGTGGATAGTTCTCTTGCCGTAAGTTCTGGTAAATACCCTTTTTAAAAGGCATTTGCCGGACTTTACAGTGATCCAATTAAGCAAGTGCGCCGTAACCTCACCTACTCCCTTCGACTATGGATTTCGAACCGTCGTGTGGACTTTTAAGGAATTGCACCCCGCGATTAAAAGGATTTCCACCTTACATAACTGCCGCGTACCACATGAGCCTATAGGGGCCTTAATCCTGCAAAGTTTTGTGACAATCAGCCCTATGCAATGGCTAAACTAAAGTGTGTCGTGACTTTTAAAGCAAAAAAAAACACATAATACTCGATCGGGCCGGATAAAGTATTATGTGTTTCGGGGTTTTAGATATTGTCCCGGCCCAGGAATATCTAAAACTTGATTTATATTACACATTAATATTTATCGTGTAAAGATTTAAAATGCAAACATTCCCTTTTTTCCGTTCCTCCCCAAAAAACATCGCAGTCTCTTGGTTGCCCCAATTCCATCAAAACATGTTCCCGAAATATGGTTCGCGAACATGCCCAAGTGTAGTATTTACACTGTCCTACACCATAACCGCTACCGATTGTGTCAGGAATAAACCCTTTGCAGTCACGGCAACAAAAAAGCATTACTTGTTTGCATAAATTTCTTTAAAATGGGCTTCCTGAAAGGCCACCACTTTTTTTGCAATAGACAAATAACAATCCTTGCCCTTGCTTATCCTATTAATAGTAGGCTGAGTAACGCCAGACTTATCAGCAATTTCTTGTTGAGTCATCCCAGCATTTAATAGCAACTTAACACTTACTTGCGGGTTCATTATATATCCAAAAAATAAAAAACTATAGTTAATTATACATGAATAAATTAATTTATAAATTATAAAAATAATGCTTGATTCATTAATTCATTTCTGTATAATTCTTCACTAACGGGACTAGCAACCTCGACCAGCTTCAAGCAAGCAAGGCGTTAAGAGCCTCGAATCTTAGCAAGACGATATAATAATCACAGACCTTGCAACACAGCTCTTTTAGTTTTAATCAAGATAATCGCTTAACCATTCCTAACAAGACCATTCGTAAAACATCCGATCCATGTTTTATAGCTTGTAATCAAGGGTTAATTTTTATTTAACTTCGACTTAAATAAAAATAATGAATTAAGTGATTATCTTAATTACTTCTAAAGGGTAATCCACTACCCCGTTTCGACGGGGACTTTTTAAATAGCATTTACGAGTGTTATTTAAAAACTTAACTTGGAGAAAAACAATGGCAGGACAAGCGTTTAAACGATACCATCTAGTGATGGCTGCAGTATCAAGATTAATGGCGGGCGACGCGTCAAAAGGAATTTTATCGATTCCTATGGAACAAGCTTTATTTGAAACACCCGCCTATGTTTCTCGTGGTAAAGGAGGTAAACAAGCGCACAAAACAGGACATAAGCACATGGCGTATGTTCGTGCTCAAAGAAAAAAATAAACAAAAGCGGATACGTTGATCGTGCTGGACGTGCCAGTTGGCAGCTAGAGCCATAACTAGATGACGTGACGAAAGAGTCACCCATACCGGATTATTTAGCAATCTGAGTACGTGGAATAGAGACAGCTAGATGACCGCTTGGAAAGACAAGCATTAACAAAGATAGACTCTTAAATCAGAAATGATTAGGTGGGGAAATCCGAGAGCATGGCAATAGCGATGCCAATTATCCGTAGAGTCTATCTTTATTAATTCCTGTGCACAATTTTAGCGAAATTTAACACATCACAACTTGTGTGAATATAAGCCGAGCACTTGTGAGAGTGCATTTTTTAAATTTAGGGGGGATTTATGAAATCAGAATATGACTTATTAAGAAATTTTGTGCCAACTGAAGAAGAATTGAAAGCAAGCATGAAAGCGGCGAGAAATACATATGTTAATAGGGATTATATGCCAAGGATTGAATCCCTGGATAACAATCACCCAAACTGGCGCAATCCTATAAAAAATCGCTACGAAGAAAGCAGCAAAATCACTGCTTATTGTTTTATCGCGGGTGTTTTAACTGTAATTCTGGCTGTTTTGGTAGATTTATGGGGTGGATAATGAAAATCTTGGCACGTTGGGACTTTGAGCATAATCACGAGCCAAGATTTAAAAATGAATTTTATTTATCAGAATATGGTAACTGCTATGCGAAAGCAGAAACCATTACTTATATTACACGGGAACCGTTATGAATAAAAGCGAAACTACTGCTGAGCTTGCAAAAGCTCTTAGTAAAGCACAGGGAGAGATTGTTCACGCAATCAAAGATACAAAAGGGGCATTTAGCGGTAAGTATGCCACGCTTGCTGGTGTAATAGATGCAGCAAAGAAACCATTGTCGGATAACGGATTAAGCGTATCTCAAATTGTTGATGTTACAGAAAATGGTGATGTAATTTTAGAAACAATTTTAATGCACACGTCTGGTGAGTTCTTAACTGGTAAATACCCCATTAAACCCATTAAACAAGACCCGCAAGGTTTTGGAAGTGCTTTATCGTATGCCCGTAGATACTGTTTTAGCTCAATAGTTGGTGTTGCTGCTGATGACGACGACGGGCAAGCGGCATCAGAGCCAGACAAACCATCAACAAACAATCAACAAAAACCGCCCATACAAGTGCAAATACAAGTTCCACCCAAAAATCCAGAATTATCGCATGAAGATGAAGTTCGATATTCAAACGAACTTGAACAAGCTAAAACCATGCAAGAGCTTGGAAAGGCTTGGGCATCAATTCCAAATGAATTAAAACCTTATTTTGAATCATATAAAAACACTTTGAAAGCAAAGTTTTTACCACCTAAAGAGGCTGCATAAATGGCAAAAGTAAACGTAAATCCAGAAACAGGCGAAATAGAAAGCGGCTTTGCAGTCGTAGAAATAGAAAACACGCTGCCTATAACTGTTAGTGAAGCTGAGGTTAAGAATTTTTATTTTGAACCACAAAAAATCATTGATTTGATTAGTGAGAAAGCGGGTAGTCCGGTATTTGATATAAGCACTAAAAAAGGCCGTGACGAGTGCAAGAGCCACGCTTTTAAGATTATTAAGTGCATTACTCCAATATCTGAAATATCAAAGCGTGAAGCGGCTGATGCAAAGAAAATCGTTAATCAAGATGTTAATTTTAGGAATATTGTTGAAGCAGGAATACGTAAATTAGCCGCGATACATCGTCAACCTTTAACTGAGTGGGACGAAGAACAGGCAGCCATAATAGCCGAGAAAGAACGCATAGAAGCTGAACGCATAGCTGAATTAGAGCGTCTGGAAGAATTACGACTTGCTGAAGCTAAATTTTTAAATGACTGGAATGATGCTTTGCAAATGGACGAGCTGTTTGATTTACGCAAAGAAAAAGAAATTGCTGATCGTGAAGCCAAGCGAATTGCTTATGAAAAGGCCGAAGCTGAACGCATAGAAGCAGAAGTACAAAGACGGCTAGAAGAAAAAGCAAAATTTGACGAGGAAAATAAAAATAAACGCATTGCTGAAGCAGCCAAAGAAGCTATAACAGCAACTGAAAATTTAGTAATTGGGCTTACGGATGAATTAGAAGGCCATATAAAAAATGGAAAAATCACACTAAGTGACGAAGAAGTTAAAAAGTTTCGTGATTCGCTGCCTGAACACTTAAAACAGAAAAAACCACTTACCGCTGCTGAACTTAGAGAAAAAGCCGCAAGCTGTAGATTACGTGGCGCCCATTCTGACAAAGCGGAATATGCAAGACAAGATTATGCAGATGCTGATGAATATGATGAACTTGCTAATCAACTAGAAGCGAAAGAAAAAGCAGAATCAACACTGCTTGAATTAACGCCGGAAATAGAAGCAATAATTGCCGAAGCCGTTGAGCAATATCATGAAGATTATGAAGAATACAAAGATTTTGAATCGCTTGCAGATGAAAAAATTGAGTCAATACCTGGACAACCGAGCAATGACGAAATTATCAACGCCGTTGCATTTTATTTTGAAGTTGAACCAAAAACCGCTGTTAGTTGGTTGAAAAATATGGGAGAGTTTTAATGAGTAACGTCATTAGTTTTACAGGCACAGTTGGAAAAGATGCTGAAGTTCGTTACATGCCCTCTGGATCTGCTTTTTTAAGCGTAAGTGTTGCCAACAATATCGGTTTTGGTGACAAACAACAAACTATGTGGTTTAGAGTGGTTGTATTTGGTAAACGTGCTGAAGGACAATTACAAAACTACCTTAAAAAAGGGCAGCAAGTTTTTGTTTCTGGCGAGTTTAAAACGGGCGAGTATCAAGCCAATGACGGAACAACCAAAACTACGCTTGAAATTAACGCCACCATTCTTGATTTAATCGGAAAGCGTCAAGATGGTAATAGCCAACCAGCACAATCAAGACCAGCGCCAAGTAAAGCACCTACACAGGCTAATTCTGCGCCGTATGAAGATGATTGGAGCGATGATATTCCTTTTGTTAGCTTAAATAGCGCGATTAAAGGTCATCTGGTGTAATCATGACTGAAATAATCCGACCAAAAGAAATTATTGAAATACTTGGAATTACAACAGCAAACCCAAGAAGTACATTTAATAATTTAAAAACACGGGACGACGATTTTCCACGATATTTGTATCGAGACGCCAAAGGACTGGCGTATTCAAGATCAGAAATATTAGAGTATTTTAAATTAAAAAACGAATCACCTAAAAAGCCGAGTTTTTTGATTTTATGACCGGAAATCTTGACCCGATAGATAAAAAGACATCCGCTGCAATGCTTAAGATGTCAACAAAGTTTAGGCAGCCTAAAACACAAACTGTAAGCATACAAGGGGACTGGTAATGAAAAAATCTAAAAATAAAAAATTTATAAAACATGTTGGTAATGATTGCCCTGTTCCACCGAAAACATTGGTATCTTATCGTACTAAAAACAATGAAGTCCAATTAAGTCATGAGCATTTACCAACAATTGCTAGTGACTTGGATTGGAGCGATAAGCCGAAAGTTGGTCGCATAGTTGATTATAGAGTTTGGGGGAAGTGATGATTTTAAATAAAAAAACGTCAGAAAAATTACTTGAAGAACTTAACACCCGTCACGCCTCTTTGTGTACAGTGCTTGCAGGTAGATAGGATGATTAAAGGGGAAGAAAAAATGACACTACAAAAAGCAACTCTGTTAGCAAATAAATTTACTAAAGAATTTGGTCATTATTACACAGCAATTAGGTGTGGTGATGGATGGAAACCGTCTAAAAAATATCATCCTGTGAGGTTGAAATGAACACTTGGCCCAACGGTATCAGACGACCATTAACACAATGCGAGCATGAACGACATAACGCCTCACATTATCCAGGAACACGCCAATTATGTGTTGAATGTGGTGATGCAACCGGACGCTGTGAGGAGGATTCCATTTATCTGGATGACCACATCATTTATGACAAAGAGCGTGGGCCTTTTTGCGAACAATGTTATGACGAAATAATGAAAGGGGGGATAAGTGATGACTAAAGAAGAAGTGCTGGAGGCGTTAAAAAATAATGAAAAGATAATTAGCCAGAACGGTGATGAGATTGATATTTATAGATTACTTGATATTTATAGATTACTTGATGGATGGAATACTTCAAGATGGAAAATAAAACCACGAACAATCACAGTCAACGGTATTGAAGTACCTGAGCCGTTGAGGGTTGAGCCTAAAATTGGTGATAAAGTATACAGAGTAGCGCCTTGGAAGCACCCAAGTGATGCAATTATACCGTACATGCAATGTCGTGAAGAATTTGAAAATGGTGCATTACACTCAACACAAGAAGCCGCCCAAGCTCATTATGATGCTTTGTGGGCTCCATCGAGGTTAGTTAAATGAAACGGCTACACGTCCAAACATCACCCTTAACTAATACCATATTTTGTGGACATGTTTTGAAAGATAATCGCACTTGGGCAGCCAATAAACAGGATGTAACTATGGAGGCGTTAATTGCAGTTGCTAATCATGTTTTACAGTTTGGTAAGCCTGTTGAAATAACAAATAACGATAAACCTGAATTTAGAATAACGGTGGAAAGATTATGAAAGAGCTAATTGAAAAACTAAAAAATGGTTATGTAGAGTTAGAGCGTGGACATCCTGAATATGGAGTAGCCGGATATTTCTCTGTCGATATAGAAAAAACAGATAGACTAATGCAACAAGCCGCTGAAAAAATTGAAGATCTACCGAGGTTAGTTAATGGTAAAAAATCGTTTGATGATTTAATTGAGCGATTAAATAAAGGGATGATCTATTACGACTCATGGGACATGTATGCAGTCAACGAGAGAGAGACAAAATTACTTATTGCTGAAGCTGCTGAAGCTATCAAGTTGTCTGAAAAAAGACTTGCTGAGCAATTTGAGATATCAAGCAAAGCGATTGAAACAATAGTTAAGCGAAGCATTGAGTCAAGAATTGCCACTAATAATTTTTCTGACATAGAAAAGGAGATTCTTGATGGTGTTTATCAGGTGTTGGACGGTTCGCCCATGAAAGACGCTTTTCGTCAGTTTAATGAGGTTGAAGCAATTATGTTTTTATGTAACGAACTTTATGGGAAAGAATTTATGGCAGAACGCAATCTTGAAAAAGTGCTTATAAAACTAGGGATAATAGAGGTTGATGATGAGTGATGTTAAAGAGCTAGTTGAAAAATTAAAGGCTGGAGTTATTAATACTGATAAAGATAGTTATAACTATGATGATTTTTACACTATCAATATTGATGCAACAGAAGAATTGATGCAAGAAGCCGCCAATGCACTTGACTATCTAAAGAAAAAGCGGGAGCCGCTGAGTGATGATGAAATATCAAAAGGCTGTCCTTACCGAATTGATGTGTTTAAATCAACATTTCTTGAAGGCGCAAGATATGCTGAAAAAGCGCACAAAATAGGTATTGGCAATGAGTGATATTGAAAAGCTAGTTGAAAAACTTAATGAAGGGATTGTGCATTATTACAAAACCCCATTCATTAATCTTGTTGGTACTAAAAAACTAATGAGAGAAGCCGCTGAAAAAATTGAATATCTTTATGTACAGATTAACGAGTTGAAGAAAATAAAGCCGCTTAGTGATGCTGAGATAGAAAATGAACATTATAAATTTAGAATGCCTTTTGCTTGGGACAGGGGATTTGAGGCGGGCGTTAAGTTTGCTGAAAAAATGCACAAAATAGGAGTTAGTGATGAGTGATACTAATGCGCTGGTAGATAAATTAAATGAAATGGCGGTCTATTGGAGCGGAGATGATTACGATACGTGCAGAGAAGCCGCTGAAAAACTTGAATCGTATCAGCGCGTATTTATTGTATATAAAGCCTGTATGGATAATTTGGAAAAAAGGGCTAAATCACTTCAAGCCGAGATAGATGCGCTTAAATCTGATGATCCTTTCGGGTGGCTGTTTGAAGAAAAGCATATCTCGCCAAGATTGATTTATAACAATCGTTTAATGGGTAGTCCAATTGGGCCGAGTGATGATTTTTTAGAGCAGAATAAAGATAAGTTAACACCACTTTTTAAGAGCGTACAACCTAATAAATCAAGCGAACCAGTGGCTTGGATTTATGATTACTATGGTGCACATGGAATACAAAAAAACAAATTAACCATACATAAATCTTATTTTGATGATTTTGTTTTATACGATAAATATAAAAATATTCGTCCACTATACCTACGCTCACAACCTAATGCGCCATTGCTGAGTGCTAAAGCAATAGCAGATACTTGGAACAAACACGCTGTAAAAAATGAGCTATATTCAATAGTAATAGATAATTTTGCTAGAGATATTGAGTCACAAGTGAGGAGTCAGTATGAAAGTTGAACAATATCTAAAATCGGTGGGATTGAAAGTCATAAATGACAGCGTTTTAAACTGCACTTATGACACAACTGTTTTGCCAAACATCAAACAGATTGAAAGCTTAGGAGACATTATCAAACATAATATAATCGCAGAAGATGATAAAAATATTCGTGGTTTAATCGAGTATTACACGCACTTAACCGCTAAATTAACAGGCGCTTTGATTGTTTTATCATGTGTCGTGGTGTTTGAGTTTTTGTGGTTTATGGGGGGGTTAGAATGAATATTATTGATGATATAAATAAATTTGTATCTTCTAGATATAAAGAATCTGCTGATTATTTCCAGTCTATCGCAATAGATAGACAAAATGAATGTATTAGACTTGAGTCTGTAATTAAATCATTGCAAGCAAAGAAAAACGACCAAGAATTTTTTGACAAAGCGGCTATTTCTGCAATGCAAAGCATTATTAATGATCCATACACGCCACTAAATAATGTTGATTTAAGTAAACATGCAGCCATGGCTTATATTATTGCCAACGCACTTCTAACAGAAAGAAAACGATTGCAGGGTGTGGATAATGGAACTAATTAATGATCTACAATCCCGTTATGACGCGCTCATAGCAGAAAAGAAAAAAATTGAGGATTATTTAAGTAAGGTTCCTGAGCTTGAAAAAAGACTAAGACAATTAGTTGGTGGTTGGGGATATCCTGGTAAAATAAAGGAAGCTCAGTGCGCTATTAATGATAATAAATATCCTGTTCATGAGTTAAACGTATTTTTTGAGCGTCACAAGCGAATCATTGATGTTGATAAAAAATGGATCTATATGAAAATTGATGGCGTGAATGGTCCTCATTTTGAATACAACATAAAAACAGGAAGGCCAAAAGCATCACGCTCAGACGCTAATTCGATTAATGTTAAGAGGGCGTTAGAAATATGGGATATACATATTAAAAGTTTGCAGAAATAAATATAAATTCCGCTATTTTAGATATTTGGAGTTTTCTAAAATAGCGGATTAAGCGTATTTCCCTGTTCGCATTTGCTCACTCAATTCTTTCGCTCTATCACCCACTTGCTCAGCCCACTGACTATCAAGCATCTCGTCGGCGGCTAAAATATAGTTGCCGTTCATGACGTTATTAAGGGTTTGCTTAAACGCAAGAACACCTTTAACACCCATGTTATACGCCATGTTAATTAAAACATCCTGCCTTTCACCTGGAACTTTTGACCACCAAGGAAGTGCCTCATGGATATCTTTTGCCGTCTGGTTAACCATCAAAATAAGCAGTCTTTCAGCATCTTCTTTTGTAATGCCATTTTGATAATAATGTTTTAGCTCAATGCTTGTTAAATGCAATGGATTAGCGTCTAAATTGTAGCCATAGCCAATCGTATTATGTCCGGCAGTGCATTTGTAGCATTGCGACCTGTATCCCTCATGGCGCTTAAGTTGCTCTACAAGTTTATCGTTCATCATTCGCACCTCTTATCAGTAAAAGTATTTTCATGCTGCCTCTATCCTTTTCTTTGCAATTTCAAAATAACCAGAATCCAATTCCATGCCGATAAATGAGCGGTTAAGGTTTTTTGCTGCTACTCCGGTTGAGCCGCTTCCCATTGTGTTGTCTAACACTGTTTCACCTTCATTAGTGTAGGTTTTGATTAGGTATTCAAGTAGTGCTACTGGTTTTTGGGTTGGGTGAATCCCTCTTTTTGCGTTTGAAAACTCTAGTATAGAGACAGGGTAATAGCAATCATTTATAGATTTACTCATTTCCATGTTTAAAATTTTACTTATACCGCCTCCTTTTGTTCTCATTTTACCTTTTCGCATTTTTGGATTGTAAAAATGTTTTTTATTACTGAAAACACAAATATCCTCATGCGTTTTTAATGGTTGATGCTTGGCTAATAATGGATTTCCGCTTATTTTTTTATCCCAAACCCAGCAATATTTAAACCACTTAGGATTACTCATAACAAGCGCACTGGTAAATGGTTGAGAGCCAAACAACACTATTGCCCCATTAGGTTTAATAATCCGCTTGTAGTGCGCCCACAATGGCTCAAATGGAATAACTGTGTCCCACTTACAAGCTGTTATTCCTATTCAGCCGTAGGGCAAATCGCACAAAACCATATCAATACTTCCATCCGCTATATCCTGCATAGCTTTTAAACAGTCTTCATTGATTAAGGTAATATGTGATGATTGCCCTACGGACTCGTCACCTTTAATATTAGTCATATATAAAATAAATCGCTTTTAGTATTTGTTTCTAGTTTAAATTTTTCCCATTCATCATGATTCATTTCAGCTTTAGCTCTATTTTCAAACCATGTTAAAAATTGAAGATTATCAAGGCTCCAATTTTCCCCATTAAACTTACTTACTTTGTGATCTAGTGAAGGTAAATACCACTTGTTCTTTCCTGTTTCTTGCCATTTGTCATATATTCGATTGAATTGTTCATCAAAATAAAACTTGTCAAGAAACGACTTTCTTACATAATCATCAAAACCTAAATAATTTTTATGCTTTGATAGGTAGTGAGTTAAAAACTTCAATTTCTCATAATTAGGGTAAAGACTTATCAAATCTATAGATGTCTTTAATTTGCCCTTCATGTTTTTCCGTTTAAAGACTTCATCCATTTTTAACCCTTTTTGCCAAGACACATAACCCATAGCTTTTCTAGCATTAACTATCTTTTGCTTGTGCTCATCAGTCATTGGTTTACGGCGTTGTTTTTCGGTAATCGGTATGTTGTGTTTGTTTAGTATTCTCTTAATCCTATGATGATCTGTGGAGAAGTGATCTGCCACCATTCTTAAAGTCCAAAGTTCATCGACGTATAATCTTATAACTTCCTGCTCATTCATTGCTTATTATCCCAGTTACATGTTGATTGCATACTTATATTATACCATGTAACTGGGATATTTTTCACGGTAAATCACACAAAATCATATCAATAGAGCCGTCAGGAATATCCTTCATTAGCTCTAAACAATCGCCGTGCCTTAAGTCGATCATCAATGCCTCGTAAAATAGTAGGTAACAAACGCAAAAACCGCACTAACTACAAAAGTTACGCCCCCCATAAAGCCTTTTTGACGGTCAAGACTTGACGTAATCAGCTCTAAACTGGCTTCAATTCTCTCGATTGATTTTTCAATTTTCGCTTTATCTTCGGTTAGCAACCTTGAAAGATTTTCGTGCTTATCCTCCATGCGAGTCATTCTTGATTCTATCTGACTAAATCGGCAATCTATATCACTCATGTTTTATTCCCATATATCGCATTTTAAATTAATTTGTAAACCTGTCACATCTACCCGACCATTTAAATATGTGGCTATGGGATAGGGCGTAATACTGCAATTTTGTTTAATGACTGGCGTGCATCCTGATAAAAGCAATGCAACCAGCCACCATTTCATTTTTTTGTAATGCCTTTGCTGGGTGTCGTAGCAACATGCAAATAAGCGACCACTGTACCACCGACCGAAGCAATCGCCCCTGCAAGCTGTACAAGTTGGTCGTCTGAAATGGGGATATTAATCCCCGCTGTTTTAGCTCCGACAAGCACGAAGCCGAAAACAATAATTAAAGCATGTGAGGCGTTCGCTACATTGCTCCATGTGCTTACATTAGCCAGTGTTTTCCCATTTTCAAGTGCAGGGGATAATTTTAACAGTAAATCTAATACGTTCATTTTGATAACTCCGTTTCTGCTACATGACCCACTGCACCAGCAATGGGCGCCGCGACTGGATAGGCAAGCGAGACATAAGCCACACCCAACTCGATTAAAAGATTTAATACCGATTTACCGACCGGCTCAACCACGTCCTCAAAGATGATTTTAAGATCCGCAATAACGCGATTTTTCTTATCTTCACCCGTTGCGTTTGGTAATGCTGCATTTGTGCGTTTAATTTCATCAATGACGCGGCTAAATATTTCACCGTGGCCGAGCACTGAAATTAGACTCGTGATTGCTGTTTGTTTTACTTGATTTGCTACTGACATTTTTAATCCTATAGTGCGTTAATTTGATCTTTGGTAAAGCCAAAGCGTGTAATAGTGCTTAAGTCCTCAACATCTTGCCAAACAGGTTCAATTATTGGGCCTGTGTAATCTGAAAGCCCGTATCCAGATGGATAGTTTTGGGTATCCTGCTTGCGCGTCATTGAGCCTTTTAGTAGTGCAATAAAATCAGTGTGTGCTTGGGTGCCCTTTAGGGCGTCTAGGTCTTGTCTTGTGTTTATCATGGTGTTTACTCGATGATTAGGTGATCTGCTATGCCGCGTGTCGAGACGTAGCTATTCGAGAGTGTGGGGGAATAGGCCCAAGTAGAGTAACGCGAACCGGCGTTTGTAGTGTCTGACCAGCTTCCCCCAAACATTACGACATTGCATAACTGATAAGTATTCCCTCTACCACCTGTGTTAGCTGTCCATGCTGCTGTCCCAGCTCCACCGCCAAAGTCTTTACCCCAAATACCCATCACTCCCGTTGATTGTATAATCCCCCATTTAGAAGTATATGCAGCATTTAACTGGGTTGTAATTTGATCAGTGCCTATAGCCGATGCTTCTGTAGTGCCATAAGCCAATGTAGCATATTCCTGATACGATGCCGACCGTTTGCCGTATGCTGCTAGTATCTCGTTAGCTTCCCACCACGTAAGACTGCTATAACTATTTGATCCATTACCGCCAAAAGCGATAGGTATAATAGCTGGGCTGCTACCATCACATATCTGCACACCGTATTTGCTAGTGCCATTGACATCAGGATTAGTATTTAATAGATAAATATCAGCCCAGAAGTTATTAGCTACCAGTGTCATGCCGTGTGGGTCTGGGCATCTGGGCTTCCATTTTAAATCCCAGAAAGAGTAGGGGTTGATTTGAGGAGTAGTATTGCCGCCGGAGTTAGCCGCTGCATTGCCACCAGGTGCATAGTGGAAACCGCCGATTTTTCGCGCTCCGGTGCTTGGGGCGCTGATGAAGTTAGTTGATGCTGTTAGGGTTCCACCCACTTCAGCCCAGATAGCATAGTCTGTACCTGCGGTTAGAGAGGGTAAATTAACTGATGTTCCGACTGCAATGCTATATGTAACTCCACCCACGTCAACATAAAATTGCATAGATGTTAATACATTTTGTCCTGTTGTTTGAAATACAACCTGACCAGTAATGCTTTTAACAAATAAACCATTGGGCGAAAAAACAGACGCCGGAGGGCCTAATGTTGGTAAAAGATTTGTATTTTGAAAAGCTGATGATGGCATTTTTTACACCAATTCTAAGGGTATATTAAAAGATAAAGCAGCCGATTTAATAGCTGCATATTGGGTTGTATTGATTACATTTTTTGACTGAGCATCAAGAACAAGTGCCTTAACATCTGCCCACTGCTGGGTTGCTATAGCGTCAAAAAATAAAGGGTATGCAACCGCTAGAGCATTGATAGCTACAATGCCACCTAACTCTGATTTAATTTCCTGTACAAAGCCCGCTGAGTTTGGCAATGCTGCAATGATAGCCGCCTGTGCTTTTTCATTTTCTGTAATAATGGCTTGCGCCTCTGCATCTGTAATAAGTATGCAGCCAGAAGGTAGTAGGGTTGTGTTATCTATAATAACACCATCATCCAGCTCTTGAGTTGCTGAATCTAAATAATGCAGTCCGTTATTTATGTCTTTGTAATATGGCATTATCTACACTCCGACCATCTTAATAAAGGGTAATTTGAGTTTACTTGGTAGCCAACCCCAGGCGGGACGGTTCCGTAAACAGTCGAAACAGTGGCTGATCCCCTACTTGTTCCGGTAGATCCGTTAAAGGTTTCACTGCCAATTGTTAATTGAGTATTATTATAAGTATCTGTAAGTCCGCCTTGAGTGGATATACAGACATCAATACTTTTAGTGGTGGTGTTGTAGACCGTAAAACCTAACGCCCTGCCGCTCACCCCTGTCATGTTTTGCCATGACTGCCCAATTCCTGCGGTTTGATCTATACGTGCCGGACGATTAGGACTAAGTGATGACTTAACAATTATGTCCCCAGATTGAGATGTAACTATCCAATTTGTTCCATCAGAAAAAAGCTCAGTTGTTACAAATTGAAGCGCCAGAATCGGAGTTGATGCAGGAATACTACTTCCATCGGGACAATAAATTAATGACGCGCCTTGTGACTGAAAGGTACCTGATCCGTTTCCATAAATTTTAAATCGTAATCCTGATTGAGCGGGGGGCAATATAACTGCACCGGATGTTATTGATACAATCGACCCCGATTGCGCTGCTGTTAGTGTGGTGTTTGATGCTATATAAAACGTTTGTGAGTATGACGCTGGAGCATTTCCGGCGGATGGTTGATACATTTCCTCACGCCAAACACCACCGCCCAAACTTCTAAAAATAGACGAATCCCCCGCGCTGTTTGTGCGATTTGCGCCGCCAATCAAAATCAAATTAGATGAATTTACAATGGGTGTAGCAGCAAACCACTCAACAAATCGCATGATGCCGCTTGCAACTATATCAAATGCGTTTATTGTGGTCGTACCGGTAATACCTACCGTGTTAGTCCCAGACGCACCGATATTCGTAGTCGAAGTCGCTGCTAATGATGATGCTGTTGATAAAGTGGCTGCATTAATACCATTTTGAAACTGAGCATATTCAACCGAGTCACCCGCTGTACTTCCAGCGCCTAAGCCAGTTAGATGATAGCCCGCTGCCGGAATATTGGCTAGAAAACCGCCCTTTCCCGTTCTGTCAAGTGATGCAGTAAGATCATTGTAAATGTCAGTTAAATCAGCATTAGCCTGTGAGGGTAATATCTGGTTATTAGTGGCGTAGGTTGATGTTACGCGGGCGGACGTGCCGCCGGATGTTCTTGGCATTATTTAGATTCCTGTAAAGTTTGATTTCCAGCATTTCTAAGTGCATCCGCTAATAGTTTCTGCCTAGTAGCGTCTAATGATGTTTGTTTTTCCATATCTATCAATCCCTTTGAAAGATAACCGTCTTTTTTCCACATTGCTCTAGCTGCTACTTTAGGCCCAAGAATAGCAGCCATTAGGCTTAACCCACCAACTCCCAACGCTTCTGCTGGGTCATGATTAATAGCTTCGTCCATTCCAGCTATTGCGCCTGATCCTGTTAGAATTTTAATCATCATTGCTCTTTGTGCGGTTCCAGAATCTGGAACACTAGGAGGTATAAATTTGTTTCCAACTTTGGCAATATCATTTAACTTCTGATCTCCCTGACCATATATAACTCTGTTAGGATCTCTTATTTTTAACCCCTGTAAAAGCATGGACGGTCTAATGGTTGACGTAGTAGGATCGACGCCACGCTCTAATGACTTCATGACGGACCAGTCATTATTTGCGCCTTTCCATGCAGATAAATCATTTCCATTTACACTTCTTTCCATAGCTAAATCAAGAGCGTTCCTAATGCTCCTTAAAGATTCCGATTCTGCTGGATTAGTGTTTCTAAGTGCTTTTGATTGCTTATCAAGCATTGATCTTGAGTTTTGATAACCAATTCCTGAAAATGTAGCCCCTACAGGTGCAGAATTAAATTGCCTTAGATATTCTTCCACTATAGGTTTATGGTTAGGTGACAATATATTCATGTTTCGACTACTAGCCACATTGTTTAATGAGTCTTTTAATATTTGATCTACATTAATATGGTTTCTACTTGCTACGTCATTATAAACATTAGATATTCTATCTTTCATCCCCCCCATAACTTCAGGGGTTGCCATGTTTGCATCTTCCCCCCCCTGCTTAAAAAGCGCTTCTTGCCATTTTAGCCGTTGGGCTTCTTTTTTGGCTTGTTGATATCCGCTTGATGATGGTATTGAATCCAGCGCACTATCAATATATTGAAGTGATTTATTTCCCGTTGCTTGGGCTGCATTAAGATCAAACAGATTAGACGCTTTGTCCCTTAATTCCTGGGCGACATTATCAATATCTGATCCTGATCTTCTAAAAGGATGCGCTAAAAATCCAAGGGCATTGGCTGCCCCCTCTCCAACACCTGCGCCAAGCGTAGAAAGTCCGGTTTCTTTTAGCTTATCAACTAATCCACCATTATGCGTAATGCCTTCAATAGCGCCTGTAACTAATGATCGGATAGGTGCCGTTGCTCCACTACCTGCGGGCGCAGTAATAGCCATATCAGCTAACATTGAGCCGATACCATGCGTATTTTTATCAACCCACTCTTTTTCAGCTTGTACTTTTTTATTATCTGCTTCAGATGAAAAGGGATTAATAGCATTAAATGCTTCATGACCACGTGCCGAGAAACCCAACGCTTCATTTTTAGCCTGATTTAAAAACGATTCTTTTGGCTTTTCTTGTTCGCCCATATCGGCATAGGCTTGAGCTAATATCTTCGCGTGCTCAATATTTCCAGCCTCGTGAGCTGCTTGCAATGCCCTTCCTATTTCTTCACGGGTTGCCATTATTTACCACCTAAATAATGCTTTACTAAGTCATCAGGGGAAATTGTTTGCTCTGCATTGTTAGTTGTTGATTCTGTTTTTATACCCGCTTTTTTTGCTAAATTTTTCCGGCCAATTTCAAGAATTTCCTTTAAATCAGCTAATGATTGTTTAAATTCATCTTGCGTTTGGGCTGTGCTTAATCTTGCTATTGCAGCTGTGGCTTTTTCACCTTCTGGGTTTGTAATCTGACCACCACCTCTTAATCTGTCAAATGCTTGCAAAAAGCTTTGCCCTTTAATCTGATCTAGTCGAGCCGAAAAATTTGCCGCTTGAGTTCCAGGTATGCTTGATAAATGCAGGATTGATGGAACCCCTACTGCTGTTTTTAAGCCTGGATGACTAACCATTTCATCAATAAATTTTATTTGACTATCAATGGCGGATGCCTTAGTTGGGTAATCTTGAGCAGATTTTAATTGTTCTAATTGAATATTTTTTGCATTTTCAATATCCGCTTTACCTTGAGCCTCATTAAGATTAATCGGCACTTCTTTGGATTTTTGATCCAACACTTGAGTTTTTTTAATTTCCTCTAGTGCGTTTTGTTTTGCATAGGGGTTGCTCCCAATATTCGGGAATCTATTGCCACCGGAAAACATTTGTTGCTCTTGGGGTGTTGGTTGGGCATTAGGCAGACTTTCCGCTTGTCTTGGTGATAAAGGCGGTTGATTTGAAAATTCAGGAGGAACCGCATTGAACGGCATCACATTACCTTGTGTTGCTTGATTAGGAATAGGATTGCCCTGTAATAAAGCTGCTAAAGCGTCCTTATTTTTCATGGGTACGTTTTCAATACCATTTACGGTTTGAGGCGTTATTTGCTCGCCCTCTTTAGCCGCTGCAATTTCACCTTGCAGTCGTGGGCTATCGGTGCCTTTTGATAAGCCTTGACCGTCAATTATTAATTTCTTCCCTAGTCCGGTTCTAGCGTCAAAATCAACATAACCGCCTTCACTGGGTAAAGCTGTATGATATGGCTGTCCACCTGCCGACTCGTGTCGCTTTAATAATGCCATGGCGTACTGTTCAGGTGATATTAAACCCGCTTGCGCCATTTTCTGTGGATCTACATCCCCAGATTGAGCAAGCTCATTAAGTTTAGCCGTCTTTGATTCTTCAAGCTTTGCAGCATCTTTGTGTGATTTTGCATCAAGATAAGACCCGTATCCCTCACTTAATCCATTAATCAATGCCGTCAATGGGTTTAATTTTACAACCCGACCGGACACCATTTGATTAGGGTCTGGCATACTGGATTTCATTAATTCAGCCGCCAACGCCTGAGCGCGTTTTATTTCCTCCGCTTGTTGGCTAAATCCAACTGATTGAGATTGGTTTATAATGCCCATTATTAACCTCCCATATAAGCACCGGCCACTTTTGCACCTGCACCCATTCCTGCCCCTAATAATCCATTTTTAGATGCCTGATTAGCGTTAGCATTGGCTGACTGAGCTTGATAATTTTGCTCTATCATTGACGCAATGTTAGGCGCTCCTGATACTCCAGCGCCCGTATTTCCCGTCTGGGTTGGCATGGTCACATTACCACCTAAAGCGTTTAACCCGTTTTGATTAGATAGTGCTTGGTTTTGGTAACTGTTTTGTATGCCTTGCTGTAATCCAGCATTAGCCGCTGCCCCCGTAATTGATTGCAAGATAGCATTATTGTTAGCCACTCCGTTATGACGCATCGCTGTTTCATAAGCTTGTGTTCCTGGTGCCAACCCTTGATTGGCTAGCTGGGTTTCAAGAGCGTTTGTATTTTGCGTTAAATCCGGTTGCATTTGAGCAAGTAATGCTTGCTGCTGTGCTTGTTGATCGCCAGGATTATAAGCACCATGCCCTAACGCATTTTCAGTATTTGACAGATTCGCGTTACCCATTTGAGCGCCCGTGTTTTGGCCCTGCATTTGGGTATTATAAAGCTGCTGTTGCTCTGGGCTTAATGTGGTGGTCTGTACGTAGTTAGGATTTTCAGATGTACCGGTATTCGTCCAACCCACCGAACCCGTAGGCCCTTGGCTTGTAAACTGGTTAAACTGTGCATTTTGCGCGGCTGTCTGTCTATTCTGCGTTTGCTGACTCGCTGCCATTGCATTAGGGTCTGGAGGCGCTGGAGAATCGCTCCCGATATTAAAACAAGGGCCTTTTAAAAGGTATTTTAAATAATTTGTGAATTTTCTAACAGCCATTTACATTCGTTCCTAAGCATTCCAAAAATCAGGATGTCATTATTATTTAATGACGCCTGTCTTAAAGTGCCCTCGTGAACAAACCCTAGCTGTCGTGCAAGATTTATCGAAGGGGTATTACAGTTTTCAATCATGCAAACTAAACGATTACATGATAATTTTATAAAGGGATATTCAAATAATTCCCTTAATTTTTGTCTATTTAACGCTCTTTTGTCAGTTAATGCAATAGACACGCATACAGATTTAGCTATGGGCCTGTAGTTATCAAAAACAACCGCACCGATCAACTTATCTTGCTTAAGTATACCAAACCCGACCGGATTATCAAAGCCTGGATTGCCCACAATCTTAGAGTTTGCCCAGTCAACAATAGGTTGACCAAAAACGAAGCTCAAAGCAAGCCCCCCTGCATGAATTGGATATCCCAAGCTTGCCACTTACAGTATTGATTATTCGTGATGACTTGCAATTTTAGAGCTACATTATAACCATCGCCACTGACTCCAACCCATTTAAAGCTTGGCACATTTTCACTTGACCACAATGACGTTCCCCAGATTGCCGTACCCCAGTATGAGGAGTTAGCATTGCCTACTATTTCATTGCCCTGTATCGGGTAATCGGTTAAATTTGTGTTGATATTAACAATAGGTGTAATGGCATCTGAAGCGTAAATCATTGCCCGCGCCATCGTAAAAAACTTATATCTCGAAGCGCCGCCTACATATTGAAAAGCCGTTTTTGCTAATGCAGTTATTGGGTTTCCTGCATAGCTTGATGTAACAAAATCGTTTTGATTGTCAACATCAACCTGATAGATTGAGGTTCCAATAATCGCATAAATCAAGCCGTTCCATATTTCAAAACATGTGGCGTTCCATCCCGTAAACTTACACCATGCGTTTGTAATGGTGTTCATAACGTATTGATAGCTTGTAGTGTCGACGCCCGTAGGCACATTAATAATTAACTTGTTTTGTGCTGAGCATAGAATAATTTGCCAGCCAAAATTATTAATATACTGACTCGTATCATTAGTCACTGTATTAATAATCTTATTGCTGATTGTTACCCGCTGGGCTACCACGTCATTACTGATTAAATCCTGTAATGCTGTAAATCCATCTTGAGTAATCGCTATGACATTAGCCCCGAACTTGGTTAAAAACCTTCCGCCTTGGCTATCAGTGCCATTTGCTAACGGTGGCCCCATGCGATATGAGCCGACTAGACTAAACGTCGTTGAGCTACTGGGATCGGTTCCGCTGTAAACAAAGCACTCACCATTTGATGTAATAGCTACAAGGTGATCGCCAAGCGTCACGCCTGCCGTTGTTGATACGCTACATACCGCGACTAGATGACCGCCAAGCTTTGCCAATCCTGAAAAATCCAGCATTGACGCCGCGCCACCGATTGCCTGCGTGGGAAGATACCAGCACCGTAAACTGTTCTTTTCCACGAAAAACAAACGGTTCATCCAGACAGCAACTTGAGAAAACAGCGCCGCACTGGTTAAAATACTGAGCGCGTCTGTGATAGCTGTAGCGTAACCCGTCCCTGATGGTGTCCATGTTGAGCCATTGTAAAACATGGGTAAGTCTGTACCGTTAACGGCGACTAGATAATGACCACCATTATTGCCAAAATTAACATAATCCCATCGACTATTTGATTTACCCGACACAACCGCCGCGCCAATGGTGCCACCCGCTGTAGCATCGTAAATATTGCCGCCAGAAGCAGCAAATAGTTTACTCGATGCTGAGGCATTATAAGCCATCAAAGACTCACCCACGGAAGGCAATCCTGTTGCATACTGAATTGAGCCACCGCGCACATCTACCGAGTTAGTAGATGGGAACCAGTTTTCGAGTATTAAAGCGTCTGTTGGTGGCATTGCCGCGATAGAATCACGGTCGTTTAATCCGCCAACGGGTGCTGGAGTGCTAACAGATGAGGCTTTGAGAGAGCGGTTAACCATTGTTTATTTGTACCTGTTTATTAAATCTTTCAATGAGATATCGCTTAATTTATCCCCTGACAATGGGTAAGATTCGCGCCGTTGCTGCATGTTTAGATTCATCCGGTCTTGTGTTGCTCTGGCTTGGGCTTCGCCCGTTAGTCTTTTATATAGTTCAAACTGAATTGCCTCTGGGTTTTGTTTGGTCATTTGATGTTGACGTAACATTAATTTTTTTCTTTCTGCCATGATCGCGTCTTTTTCTTCCTGATTTGTTGCCGCCTTATATCTTGATGCTGTTTCTGGCAATAAAACGCTTGCTATATCATTATATTCTTTTTGCCTTAATGGTAAAAACTCATCAAGATTAATCTCTGATGGATTACCGCCACGCGCCCACCCTTCCATTTTTTGAATTGCGTGTTGAAATTCATGTGCGGCAATACTAGACATATCACCATTAACTCCCAGCGTCATTTTTTGGCTGTTCATGTCAAGTGAGCCATTAGGCCCCGCAGTGTGTTGGATTCCAATGTCTTTTAATAGTGGATATTGCTCAAATAAATTATTATGCTTAAATGCTCTATCAGCTTTTCCAGAACTATAGCCGCCTTCATGATTGTCTATATACTTCGCACCACTATCATCTATCTCGCTAAACAGCGATTTATCAGGCATACGTCCGATAAGATGCTCTTTCCATACTTGTGCGGGGTCTGCACCTTCATCCAGTAGTTTTGTTGCTGTATTGGCTGCTTCATGGTTCCATCCAGTAGATTTAGGCCCGACAAACATTAACCCCATCGGAGCATTTAAAGCCGCCGCCAATGCAAAATTATTCATTTTTTCAGGTGATTGAAAATCCTGATTACTGGGAATATGCTGCTCTACATTGGATTTTAATGCTTGTGCAAATTTTTGAGCATTAGGGTAAGCGTCCCCTAACTGGCTATAATCATCTTTCGCGGACTGCAAAAATTGTGCAATCTTTGAAATATCCATTACTGCCCAAACCCGCTATCAGGTAAATTAGACGTAGTGATTAACATGTTAGATATATCCGGCGCTAAGCTCAATGTATCTGCCCCACTTTCAGCCGCTTTAAACTTGGATAACTCACGTTGAAAAAGTGCTGCGTTTGCAGACGAATCTAACCCTTTAGCATCTTGATAGCCGACCTTTGCAGCTAGAACCATTAATGCGTCTGGAAAAACACATGTATCAGTATCAGCCAAGAAGCGCGTTTGAGGTGCGCCACTTGCGCTGGATGCCCAAGCATTAGATTGATATTCAAACCCCATGATTTGATTATTGCTTGTTGGCATAGGCCAAAAAACAATTTCATTACCCATTATCCTGAATCGGATGCGTGGACCTATGGTAACATAAGACGATTTAAGCCACTGCCATTCCTGCGGGGACTTAGGGCCTAGATTAGCCCATCTATTCGATTTGTTATAACTGGTTTTATCAATTATCCGCCTAAAATCGGACGGCATCGCATACTTTGCTTGTCCAAACGTAAACAACGCTGTTCCGGTTTCTGTCGCTGGAATAGATAAATTAAGAGTTACTCCGTCCCCTACCGGAGTGACAAAGGTATCAGCCTGAATACCTGTACCTGTCACCATAAAATCTGTAGTGATTCCAGACGTGCTAGAAACTACAATCTGAGTTAAATTAGATTGTATTGTCCCTGTGAGCTGAGTCACTACGGTTTTAAACCGATAATCTTTAGCAAGTACCTGCCAGTCCTGTTCAGTTGATAAATATTGTCCAACACGCTGCATGATCGCTAAAAGCTGTAAAGCTCCCGTATCACCTGAGCCGACAATACTGCTTGATGCAGATAAGCCCAGTTCAAGTTGAGCGTCTTGGATGTTTTGCAGGACTGACGAGGGCATTATGCTAACTCTGCAACAGCTTCTTTAACGGCTTTCGGTGCAGCATCAAGCAAGATTTTTAAAATACGCGCCTGATTTTTGTTTTCGTCGCTTAATTTTTCATTTGCTTCACGCAATTTTTCCAGCTCATCACTGATAACAGGCTTGTTTTTGTTGGTAAACAAAATTGCTTTAGTGCGCCATGTGTGTCCTCCTGGCAATCGTGTAAAGGCTCCATCTGGGGCCGCTGCAACTTGCTCAACAAACTCAAAACCTTGATGAATAAAATCTTTACGAAGTTGAAAATCCATTTCTTCCCATTCGATTAGAGGTGTTCCGGTTATGTCCCGTAAATTGACATAAGCATCCCATTTTGCATAAAAACGCTGTTTAAATGACTCGTCAACGGGTCGCTCGATAACGGTCGTTGACATTGAGCCAAGCGGTTTAATACGGATAAAATCAACTAATTCACCGTCATGGTGATCTTTGTAAAATGTTACGTCTAGCGCGTCATTTGATTGATCGCCTACATAACTAATCCCGTCGTCTGTTTTTTGTACCATAAATATTCCTGTAGTGGGGAGGACATCCGTGTCCGGTGAAAATATTAGCCGTGACCTTGCATGATGGGGCTGTTTAACTGACCATATGCTAATCCAGCGCCAAGAGCCGCAACGGTAAAGTTTAATCCGTCGATTTGGTTAGTAGCCGAGACGGTGCCGTAAACCTGACCAGTTGTACCGGATGGATAAACTACCGCGTTAGCAGTAATAGCCGCTGAGGTGTAAACCAAGCCAGTACCTTGAACCTGATACCATGCATATTGCACACCACCAGTCGTAGCGTCATAACCAACGGTTGCAATCGCCACGTTTCCGCGAGACGTTGCCGCCGCAAGTGCTACGGTCATCGAGGCCGAACCGTTTAAAATACCATTACTTGCTGGTGAAATAGAGGCGTAAGCGGTTGATGCCGAAACAGTTCCACCCGTCCAAGCAACCGCCGTAGAACCATTAGTTAAAGTAACGACACGAGATTCGCCGTTGCTAAAATTAATATTATAACTACCCGTTGTACCGCTAAAGTTGCCTGTTAAAGTGCCGCTTGTTGCGCCCGATGCTACGACTGCCGTGAACGTCAGGTTTGAAGTAACTGGATTGCTATTGTACGTAACAGCATAGCCAGGTAACACGCCTGAAATTATGGGCAGATAGACAAACTCACCGGACCCAAGAATTGGATCAGTAAATTGGTGGGAAACGCCTAACGGAAACTTAGGCCCATAAGCGCCGACGGGGTTGCCTGGTATGTTAGTTGTTGGTGCAGCGTAGTCAATACGACCAACGCTGATTTGACCAAAGACCGGATCAATAGTTTGATACATGAGTTCTCCTTAAACCACGTTTAGCCAGCCGTGAAACTGGGCGCCTGAACATGTCAGATTACCAGATACACCCATCAACTTGACAACCGCGTCTTGATTTACAGACTGACGATCTCCACCAATAGGAACAAAATTTCTATCTTTGTGAGGGCGCCAATTCAAAAACTTGGTGTTGATAAATGCCATCACGTTTGTGGGCTGATTACCACCAATACCACCACCATAGATAACATCAGCCGATTGACCTGCGCCATAGTATTTTAGAGAAGCAAAACCTACACCAGCATTGCTTGTATCTTCAGACGTGATACGTTGGATCGCTTGCAAGCTGTTTAAATAGAGCTGAAAAGCGTTAGCACCCGCGTAAATCAAATCAGGATAATCATTGCCACGCACTAGATTTAATGCAATGGTGTTCATCGCTGCTTGAATGGTTGCTGATGTCAGTGTTACGCCGCCTTGATACTGAGGACGCCAGAACGCCCATGTAGCACGCGAGATGCCGCCATAAGTGCCTGATGAGGGGCTATTGGTTAGCAATGCGTACAAACCATCAAGGTTTTTAGCGCTGTTACCCGTACCGTCACCATGCAAATCTAAATCTATTTTGTTAAGCAATCGCGCTTGAGCAATGTCAATGCGCGTGCTTAATAAATCAATCATCTGCTCTTTGCTAGAGTTAGCCAGCAATTCTGGCCCTGATATGGATACCGCGTCTGCGTAATGCTTAATGTTGAACTGAGCCGCTGAAATTGGCGAGTCAGGCGCAATATTAATTGTATCGTAACCGCTATAACTAGCTGCGTAGTTTGTTGATGGATCGTTGTAAATAATTTCCTGATCGATTACTGAACCGCCGGAAACTGTTTTAATGTTCCCGCGCTCTTTTAATCGACGAATCAACGCATTATTGTTTGTTAAATTGTCCTGCACTTTGCCAGTACGTGACTCAATCGTTGTAGCGATTATGTCCGATACGGCACTATTTGCCCAAGCCATAAAATTGTCCTTTTAAAAGCCGTGTGCCTCCATAGCGAGACGAACGGCATCTTCTGTATTGGCTGGACTGGTTAAGGGTGTTTTTGTTGGTGCGCCTTTTACTTGTACAGCCGCCGATTTTGCAGCTTTCGCCGCTTGGTTGGCTTTCAGATTTTCGGCCTTCTTAAGTTCTTCAAGCTGTTTTGCTTGATATGAGCTAAATAGATTGTCGTCTAACCTGATCGCTTTGACGTATGCGCTTTCTAAATCAGTAGCCTGTCCGGTTTCCAGGAGTTTGCCCATAACCGTTTTTACCGAATCGAAATGCTCATGCGTTTGAGCAAAATCCTCAATAACTGATTGAATTTGCTCTGTCTCTGCGGTCTGTCGTGACGCTTGTGACAAATGTTGTTCAGATTCAAACTGAGCAACTTTATTTTGTAATGCGTGGGCGTGTGGATCAAATGCGACTTGTTGTAGCCACTCTTGATCTATCCCGTAATCTTTCATTATACCCTGTAAAGCTCTGACTCTAGTGATAGGGTCGGGCGCTCTTAACTGCCGTTCAACGCTTGTTAATTTTGCGACATACGTATCAGGCGTGTAGCCTAATTGTTGCATGATTTCTGTGTCTGGGGCAAGTATATTTTTAACCCGCTCACCAAAGTCTGATTTTTCCTTAAATTTCTTTGTTCCTTCTAAAAAATGCTCCTCCCTGTCATCTATCATTTTTAAGATATTAGACGGCAACGTTTTTAATACTTCCTTTTGATCCCCTTTATATCCGCCCAGTCTTGGCACATATTCAGGTTCATTATTTTCGGCCTCGACAGTCTCTTTTGATTCCGTTTCTGGATTATCAATTTCAACCGCGTCGAGTGCTGTACTGACTAAATCAGCCGTTGATAGTTCGGGTTCAATCTCTGTATTTTCTACAACTTCGCTCATAGTCTTGCGGCCTCAATTCTGTGTGATAACTCTGTTTTCAATTCGTGCATTTCTTTTTTATCCAACGCAAAATCAACCTTTTTCGATTCGATATTTTCGTTGCCCACTTCAATGCAGTTATGCTCCCTCAATAACTGCTTGTGTCGCCGCCCGCTTGTGACCATTTCACCTGTCAACATCGACTTATAAAGTACTTTTGTATCTGCATTAAAATTAACGGGCGCAATTTTGACGTTTGTCATTTGCCCACAACACATAGGTCTACGGTCAAAATCTGCGATTCTAATAATCAACTCCTCGACCTTGCCGCACACATCACACCGCACATCATATCTAGGCATTTAAACTCTCCACCTCTTTATTTTCCGCTGCCATTGCCGCCGCGTCCATTTGCACTTTAGCGCCGATTTCAGCAATGATTATTTTCGTTGATTCCTGTAACTCTGTTTTCCACCGTTCAAAATCTTGTCTCGACTGCTCTAGCATCATTTCATTTTGTGCCTGCAGCCGCTTCATTTCTAGTTCGCGGGTTTCAATATCGCGCTCGCGCTGGTTTTCTAGCTGCATTTGAGCATGTTTTAGCTCTAATTCTGCTTGCGCCTTGGCTTGCTCTAATGCCGCTCTGCCCTGCTCAATTTGCTGCTCATGTTGCTGTTTTATCGCTTGCGCTTGTTGATCCGCTTGCAGCTTCATTTGTGCAATTTGCTGATCGGACTGGATTTTTAATTGCTCTGGGCTTGGCTGTTGGGGTTGTTGGGATTTCGCTTGCGCTGCCTGTTGCATATCGTCAATCGCTTTCTCAAAAGCCGCCTCAATGACCGCGCCCGTTTTAAATGACCTCACTGCAAATAAAAGCATCTGAGCCATTAATGGGGCTAAAGCGGGCGTTGAAACCGCAACTGGAACAACCTTTTCCATGAAACTGGAAACTGAATCAAGAAAAGCCATTCTGTCAGCTTTATCCTGATTTTCGTCCATTTGGACTAAAGTGTTATCCTCGATATCAATGCTGAAATTACGTGCGCCTTCATTTTTTAGTATTTGTATCGCTTCTTGAGCGTGTACAGCGTCCGGTGTGTACATAATACCGGACATTTCAACAAGTGTTTCAGGCTGATATTTTGAGCAAATAATGTGGGCTTTCATCCGCAATATATCACGCGCGAAACGTGCGATATCTTGCTTGATGTCACCTAGCCTAATACTTGCGTACTGCCCTTTCATTGTTTGGGCGGTTGCTGTCTCTTGTGCATCCGTAGCGCCACGTAAAATATCGCTTATTCCGGTTATCTGATAAATAATCTGTATCAAAGCATCACGTGATTTATACAGCTCCGCAAGCGCTTGAATGACATCACTCAACGGCACCCAGTGAATCATTTTGTCTAAGCCGCCGGACTCCATAAATTGCGGCCAGTTTTCAATGGGGACAAGCGTTCCATCCTCTTGGCCCTCTTTAAATAGCCTTTGGATGCTCTTTTCTTCAGCCGGATATAAACCGATTACTTTTAGCCCTGCTGTCAGTTTACGTATTCTAAAGCTGATCTCGTCTAACTCATTAGCCTGATCCTGATACATTGCAAAATCAGCAACGGGAATCATTGAGCCTGTCGTCATCGTTGCCAGCAAGGGCTTAGGACACGGAAAAAAGTCCTCAAATTCTAACGGGTCGTCGCGCTCGTCTAAGATCTCGTCAATGTCTTTAGCTATCCAGATTACTTTTTTTTCTGGTTTATTCCATATTTCCCAAACAATGCTATTTTTACCACTATCTTTATCGGTCGAGTCTTTATCCCCCGCGACTTGGCTAGATTGCGGGATTGTTTTAAACACCTCACCAAACCGCTCCACACCCTCAGCTTTTGTCATGTAAACACGACGTGCTACCCACGTGACTTCTTCCCACGTCCGCGCTTTCGGGGTGTGCGCAAAATCTTGCCAATACACATAATCCACGGGTGTTAGCTCCGACGTTATACGCTCTAGCGGTTCCTCACCTGCTATTTCGTTGGTGTCTGGATTTCCCTCGATGCCGTTATCTTCATCCCAATTTGACACCTCCGGCTCTATCGCTTCTGTTTTTGGCTCATAGCGTAGCCATACCACACCGCGACCAGGCAACAGACGATCATCCACCGCGTTTGACATTGCACTGTGATAATCGGTATGCTGCGTTATCTCATATGATAGACACCGCTCAATAATAGATGCTGCACATCGAGCGGCTGGATTTCCGTCTTTAAACCGCCTAGAAACTTCTGGCTGTGGAACCTGTGCGTAAATAGCGGGCTTTAATATTTTGATATTCGACCATAAAATATTAAAACGTGTGTTTTTATTGTCGATATCTTTACGATCATCACGAAACCGCTTAACGATTTTATTACCACGCTCAATAAAATCCGCTTTAAATTCATCGTCATACAGCTTAATTTGATCTTTCCAGACCTGTGCGCTACTCATATGCGTTTATCCTTTTTGGGCGTATCAGCCCATAATTCTGCTAGGGTTTGAGAGTCCCAGAATATGGGCTTAATAATTTTTGTTTCGACTGGTTTTTGTAGATTAATAATTACACAGCCATAGCTAAATCCGTCCCCGTCATGAGACGCCCAATCGTGCAAAGGGTCGCTGCTAAATGTTTTTGTTGCTTCGTTGTACTCATACGCCCACGCTCTAAGACCTTTTAAACCCTGCTCGCAATTTGTTTCGTTAAATTCGCAACGCATAATTATTTTACGCGCTGCGTTAACTCTATCCGCTTTAGAGCACATGGGGGTTATACCGATTTTGGTATTGCCAAAACGTTTCATAAACACTTCAACTGCGCTGTACTTAGCAGAAAATGTTTTGTTTCTAGCGTCGTGTGGAAGCCATATTTTCCCAAGTGCGGGCTGCCCATTGCTTAATTTATATTGTGATAATTTTACTTGCAGATTATCGCACCACTCATCCGCATCAATACCCCATCCACCGTCATAGTCTATGATTGAGTGACCACCTATGCGAGGTTGCCAGAAATACCAAGTCGCTGTATCTCTGCGTCCAATGTCGGCGCTTATAAATATCTCACCGCCATCAGGATCAAATTTTACGTTGTCATTAACGCGACCAAGCCGCTCTATTTTTGTAATGCTTGACGCAAGTATTGCCCCAAGATTTGCAGCGTCAAATGAGCACATATATTCCTGCTCGAATCTTGCCGTCCCATAATCTAATCCAAAATCATCAATGTATGCGTCAAGCTCTATCTGTAACTGCTCTTTTGTAAAAACGCTTGTTTGAGTAGCGTCTAATATCTGTGCAAATGATCCCTTGGTTTTTTCAGCCGCCTTAAGCGTGGTGTGTGCGTGATTTCGTCCACGGGGGGTTGTAATGAAAACTTGCCAGCCTTCATTTTCTGCCAGTATCGGGCGTAAATATGACCGCGCGTTTGGATTAGCAAGCGCCCACTCTGAGTACACAATACCCACCGGATTTGACCCGACCAGCGAGTTGTAATTGTCAGACCCGACGACCTGCCAAGTGCTGCCATTTTTAAAAACAATTTGCATTTCCTGTTCGCGCGTCGTAGCACGTAATTCGACCGGAAAAGCCTTGTCTATCCTTCTCTGCCCCGTATGCGCGTCAACAGCACCCCATATCGCCTTCCTTGCTTGACTGGCTTCCGGTAGCATGTGCCAATAATTTCCGACCCGCTCGTGAGCTTTACATGCTGCATGATGTAGCGCAACCTCGTCCTTCCCTGCTCGCCTGTGTACAATCCACTCAGCGTGCTTTCCGCCATGCTCTAAATATTGCCATATTGGGATCTGGTAATCACGGGGTTTCCAGTTGGACGCGGGGAGTATCATTCTGGTTTATCTGTAAACCGAATGATTTGAACGGGGGGGATATTCCCGCTAATTTCCTGCTTTGCTGGCGCTTTAAAACCCTCCATATCATTGATTTCTTTGATCGCCGCTATGATGTCACCGTTTTTTTCGGGGTTTTCAATGACTTTTATGAGTGTACGTAGACTATCTTCTCTGGTCCATAAATGTTTTTCTGCTAACTCATTCTTTAATAAATCAATTCTCGCCGCTACATCGGGGTCACAAAGAATTTTATATGCTGAGTTGGTGACCGTTTGAGGTTTCATTTTTTCGCAGTTATAAGCCGACCTATACGCATCACTCGCGTTTTTACCGCTTAGATAGCTCTGTATAAATGCCTCAACTTTAACCATTATTTTCATTAAACCACTGCATATAGTATCTGATAGATAAAATTATACTACATATAGTGTTTTTGCAAATAGTTATGATTTATTTAATTTATATTTAAAATTATGTTGACAATATTAAATAATTGTATATACTAGACACATGTTTTAAAGAAATTGAAACACCGACCCGACGGCATCGGGATTTTTGGAGAGAGAAGATGACCACATATAGCATACAAGAATACGATGATAATTTAGCCTCGCTTGCAAACTTGTACCCTAATCTTGCACAACGTGACATTGAGATACTTAATGACATCTATTTTAATGAGCCATTAACTGATCCTCAATCAAGGCGTTATGAGAACCTACTTGATGAGCTATATAGCGACCAACACTAACCAACCCCACTACCGCCATGGACGGCTAACCGGAGAATGAAAATGAAAACAATGAAATTAAAAAACACTTTTCATGGAACTGAAGCAAGCTTTAAATCTGATTTTGAAGGATCGTCTTTAGAAGCCTTTCAAGAATTAGAAGCTTTGGCTAATAGAAGCCAGTGGAGTACTAAAGAAGATGACAAAAAGGCTAAACTGACATTAAACAGGATTAATAAAAAATTATGCGGTAGTCGTCATTGCGATTGTGGCGGAATGATTAGAAGCGCTTAATGGGGAAAATACTGATGACTAAAACTAAGCCGCACGCCCTAACGGGTAGACCATCGAACAACCTGGGAAAGATTAAGCCTGATAGCGACAAAAAGCTATCAAGGCTAAATATCGCGGTTTTTACTCATGATAAAGCGTCTTGGGTTAAAGCTGCTCAAGCTAAGGGTATTAACTTGACGACGTTTGTTATTGATGCTTTGAATAAAGCAACATAATTAAAATTATGCTGACAAAGTAGAATAATAATCTATAATAGACACAACTTAACAAAGACACGAACCGGAGAGAACATGAAAACAGAATTAAAAGTAGTTACAGGGCTTTTTGCCAAGGTTGCTACTGGCAACGCCACCTTTGGATTTATCATTGATGGTGATGATGTCCAAGAACGCGCTAACGCAGCTTATCCTGATTATTTTGGTGGTACTGGAATTGTTTATGAGCGAGGATTAGAGGGAGCAGCGGTATTTGTAGGAAATAACGAAGTTTCCAGAGAGCTTTATATTAATAAAGAATTTGCTGATAGAAGCGTAGCAAGAAGATTGGATTAATCCCTTCTTAATCAGGGCGTTTGTTAAATGAAAAAATCCTATAACCTATAACATTAAAGGGCCTCACGGCCCTTTTTTATCTCTGATGTTTCGGCATCACTGAAACAATCGTCTGTTTTACATCGCAGTCATAACACCAGCGTTGATTAAAAGAGTGCAATACTAGCCAGTGCGTGTGTCGGCAAATTTTGTTTTGTATGGGTGGATAAAAATTTGTTGATTGAGCGCGTGGAGCTGATCTAGTCACAAATACTCCATCCAATCGCCTGGATTAACCTCATCCAAATATTTACCCGTTTGGCAAAAATGGATGAAATTAGCCATGCGTAGATCTTCTTTTAATTTGCTGAGGGCCGCTACTAATTCGCTCTGTTTTGCTAGACGCCGACGCTTATAAAATTTAAACGCTTCGTAATGACTTTTCTCTAAATCTATTTGCTCGTTAGTTTCTGCTGTCAAACGCTCAATATACTCAATCACCAAACACCTCCCCAAACGCCTGCTCTCGCGCTGTTGTTTCGTCAACATTAGCTAAAGCGATTTTAATACTAACGCGCTCCAAAAAATCTTCTTTTTTATCAGTCGATTCTTTACGATCACCAAGCTTTTTATCTAGCCAGTGGATATCAAATTCAATTTCATCAGCTTGTTCAGTCATTTATCACCTCAGAATTTTCAAAAACATAAACAATTGGCTGTCTTAAAGTAGCATTTTTTAGCTCTCTTGATAACATTTCGTTAGCGTCCATCAGTTGTATTATTGTATTTATCATTAGCTGATGTTTTTTAACATCGGATTCATACATCATAAAAAATTCAATAAAATTTTTTGCAATGAAATTATTCTTGGACCGCTCAATAATTCCTGAAAAATCTAATTTTTCATCCATATTTACCCCCTATTTTTATATTTTTATATTTTTTATTACTGATAAATTTGTCGTGTAACAATAAAGCCGCTAACCAGATCGGACTGGATAGCAGCAACAGCAACCAGATTATTGTTTTCATTTATTATCCCCAAAAATGGTAGTTATACAACGCGCTGAACACAAATAAAAATATGCTCATTACTTCAATCATCTGCACGCTCCCAAGCTGTACGACACTCAACACAACACCATCGAGGTGTAATTATTTTCATGCCGGATAAAACAGGTTCAACCTCAATGCCACACGACAAACATATTCCGTCCCCGTTAATGTAAAAATTAGCTTTTCGACAGCTTTCTTTTATCGCTGCGTCAAGCAAGTGTTGTTGCTTCTTTTCTGCGTCGTCTACGATATCAGCCATGTAAAACCTCCCTAATACACCAAATTGCAAACACCACGCACGCTAAATAAATCCAGTGCCAAAACATCATTTTTCACTCCCCACTTGTAATTTTTATACTCACACAGCCGCCCTTTACAACACAATCACTCACAAATGGGTGTGTTATAAATCGACTGTCATTAACTTTTAAAGCATCTGCAACCCCATCACGCCCACTTTTAAAACTGGCAATCAGGTTATCATCATCCCTTTTTCTTTTATCGGGCGGGTAAAACGTAATCCACAAATGCAGCTTTTCAGATTCCGGTAAAGTGATTTTATTGACTGATAGCAATTTGCAATCCAGCCTATATTTTTTGGCTATTTTGCTTTTTTTTGCCCAAAATACCCTAGCGTTTGGGCTTAATTCTTTGGGGGGCCACGGAAGATTTATCATGCTTTGATAAACCCGTTTTTTAGCCAATATTCTTGAGTCCGTTTTACACCCTC